TTCATACATTGCGCTCAGGTCGGTTACACCTAAAACTCCAAATTGACAAAACACTCTTGACCCAGTATAACTCGAGAGTGTGGATAAAGAAGTAGGGATAAGTTGATCAAAATCCAAGGCGAAAACATCATTCCCTTCACTAGGTTCAGATGTAAATACATTACCAGTACCATCATCAGTAACTGAACCAAGAGGGGTACGGTCGTATTTTATAGAGTCAGGTGCATTGTTTTCTATCGCGAGCACCTTTAGTTTATCATGGAATGAAGTGGCGTCCGTGGCTCCACTAGATTTTTTTAAATATATATAAGATTCATCATCTATTTTATTTCTATCTGCTGATGGGAAAGCAAGCCATATGTTTCCATCCCCACCGTCATACCACCTATCCATTGCTAGATTATAATATTCAGCACTCTCTTCTTTTATATAAAACTTTAGAAATTTCGCTGATAGCGGGTGCTCTCCTGCTAGCTGCACCTCTAAACGATTGAACCCTGAGGCGTCTTCTTTAAGAACAGAAGTTGTTCCCATAGAGCTAGATTGTACCGGAGTTTCTCTACCGTATTCGTCAGTATATACAATTCCAACTTGATAATCTCTTAATGATTTAACAGAGGGAAGAGCTCCCGCTACCGCAACATTTTGGCTACGTAAAGAAAGGTGAGCTGACGGGGTGAAGCGTTCCGCAAAAGAAACGTCGAGATCCATGTTCTGTGTATAGTTTCCATAAACAACTCTATTACCGACTATCTCTTGGGCCTTAGCTGAAGAAGGGACGTTATCCCAAGCTCTCAACAGCTGGTTGCTTGGCAGCACCCCTTTTGTTGTATCAGAAGTGATCTCGTAAGAATTCATCATCCAAGCATTCACCTCGGCGCCATTCGCATTAATCAATGTTTTTTCATCAGCTCGGCTCAACGTGTCTACCGTATATATATTAGGAGAGGAGTCTTCTTTATAAAGTATCTCAACCTCAACAACATCCTTAGGGATGTTAGGCGGGATTATGTTGCTAAGCCTAACTTTAGACATTCTATTCACCATCCCTAGATTATAACCCTTTCTTGGGTGATAGTCAAAACCACCCGGTAAGAATGCTACAGAGGAGAACGGCGAATACACAGAATATTCCCCATCTTCGTAACGATACCTAGTGGCAAATCTAGGGAATTTCCCCTCAAATATTGCTTCTGCTTGTTCCGCTAAGGCTACGGCAAAGGTTGTAGCTACATTCGTAGGGATGTCATTACGCTTACTTAACACCCTTGCTTCAAACACGAGCCACCCATTTCCATTATTCGTGATAATATCTAATATACTAACTCTTAAATCTTTAGTGACAAATGGAGAGGTAGGAATATTTCCATAATCATCTGCTGCAGAAAATTCCAATACATCCCCTTTCTTAATAGCAAATTTAACGCCACCACTTGTCGGACTAAATATCTTCCCCTCGAAGGTATCTCCAACATGTACTGACGCAAAATCATCCACATCTGGATTTATTATCCCTGAACTAAATCCTACATACTGGGCAAAGGTTCCTTCTATAATTCCTTCTCTTCTCGTCGCCGCTACATCTATAATAGGGGCGGTTGGTGGGCTTTTCCTTATTACAGATATATGAGACTCCGTAACATCAACAAATGGAGAGGTATATAATCCCAGCCCTGTTAGTTCATTGACTAATTGAGTGTGAACAGGATTGATTTGATCGGTTCCATCTATAGACCGTTGTATGTTTATCTTTTTTGGTTCTGTATATCCGTCGGTCCATAATAGAATATCATCTATTATATTTATTCCTGTAATTAATCTATTTGAATCTAACCCAAGTACTGGTTTTCTTTGTAAAACTAAAGCAGCGATATTTAACATATCTCCAGGAGCTCCCCCCATTTCTAAGGACAATATTCCCGGTTGAGTAACCGTAATGTCCATAAATTGATTTGGAGTTAAGAAAAGATCAGCTCCAGATGCATCAACTATAGTTATGTCGTTAGGAAGCGCATTTGTGTAAGTTCCACTAATTGCGGATATCGTACTCCCTAGCGGTATCCCTGTCCCGGTAACCCCGGCACCTACTGTGAATAATGCAAAGTCTGGGTCTGTACTTGATATAGCTAAGGTTATAGGGGCAATGGGAACCGTAGTACCACTAGTAACTGCGGGCGCTATAAACCCGAACGGGTTAGTACCGGGACCATTCATTGCTGGGAAAGCAGCTGACGAACTGAAAGTAGAAGATACAGTAACATCTGCCGTGTATGAAGTTAATTGAATATTGTCAATCACCGTTCCCGTCGATAAATTAACGTGTGTTATCTCATCTCCCACTTGCACCCCGAATTGATTGAATTCATAGATATCAAAAACTGCATGCCAAACTGAAAGCGTATCTTGATACCAAGTTCCAAATATTTCAGTGTTTCCTGATTGATCTGTGCGATCGTAGGCAGGTACTGTAGTCGTAAGAATCTCGGTGTTTAGTGAGTATGTTGTACCAAAAGTATTGTTGCTATTGAGTTGTAAGATTTCCCCGAAATTATGAACCCCTCCATTGTCGTATACTCCAATAATTTGCATCCCAATGTCAAAGTCATCAAAACTCGATACGTCAATAGTATTGGTATGTATGGTTGTTTGTGTTGTAGGAAAATCAATATATTTAGTGTGTACGTCTGTAAAAACTATTTCGCACCCTTTTTCAGGGGTGTTTTTAAGGATACGATCCGCGTAGACCACCGGTAAATCCATATTAGGGATGTTTGCGCTGATGTGAGGAGCTTCGTTGCGAACAAGCCAATATGCTGCATTATTCTTTTCATCAGAAACACTACCTACTGTTCTAGTTTCATTTGTTAAAAAGTCGAAATCACATATTTTAACACTTCCAGCAATATTTTGGACTGTTCCTATACTAGAACCCTCAGAGGTCCCAACTTGTATATTTAAAGCGTCTCTGTATTCGCCGTCCGGAAGTAACCTTTCGTCAAGGTCTTTATTCATTTTCCCCTTAAGGAAAGAAGTTTTAATTTCAGTCATTTACTCTATTTTATTGGTTTCCCTTTTCCTTCCATTGTCATTTGTATTTCTAACGATTTTAAGTTAGATAACCTTAGTTTAGCAGTCCTAACCGCTGCAAACTTAGCTTTACGAAATCTGTTTATTTGGTATTCAGGTATATTTGTTCTTACTGAAGCTATAGCGTATAATATCCATTTATAAACAGCTTCTTCTGCAAACTTATGTACCAACATCTCCCCGTCTTTACCCAAACTATCGCTTATATAAGTTAGTACTATTTTTTTACCAGCTAGAGTGCTGTCGAAGTGTAGTAAGCCTGTAGCGTTGTCTATAAAGAATGTTCCGTTACTATTCCTCGAAGGGTCAATACCATACCTTTGTCCCAAGTTACCTTCTTCTAAAGGAATACTTCCTCCACTGCTAGTAGTGAATTGTGATGTTGTAGCGGATACTTTAGTGTCGTTTAAATAAACAGATATTACCCCTGATGGAGGATTTAGCACTGTAGATATCCCATGGTTTGAGTAGTCACTAAGGACGGCTATTGTTACCGCTCCGTCAATAGAAGTGGATAATACTGTAGTGTTCTCTGGGTACTGAGAATTTTCTATTACCCACCCTTCTAAGTCCGTAATCCCTAGCAGATCCGCAGTGTTAATATGTATTATATTAGTAGCGGCATACGTAGGGGGCGCTGAAAGGTCATTATTTGTAACTTCAAATTGGACTTTTCCGTTTACAGTTAGTCCTTGTGTTTTTTTGGCTTCTATGGTTTTGGAAGTGACATTAGCTTTGTTAGACGGATATATAGGACGAGTTACACCTCCGCTATCCACCCACTCGATTTTAGTATATCCCACATAATCTTGAGGAAGTGGAATTGATAAAGACAAAGGAACTTCTCTTTCAGTAGCTTTTGACACCCTAAATGTATCGTAGCTTAACTCTTGGAGAGCTCTTTTTGCATAGAACACTATATCCGAGCGGTCTACTTTTCTTAATATTTTTTCCTCCCCGACATACGCTATTAAAAATTGAGCTATTATAGTTTCTATTGACACAAATTGGTAGCTGCCATAATTATCACTTTCGTAATAACTTCTTTCTGTAGTATTAATTAAACCCATAGTTTATTGTTTTTCTGATTGTTCTACACTTTTATTCATTCCAAGCGCTATTTGCGCTAGGTTGTTATTTTGCATGGCTATTCCAGCAAGCGCTAATATTCTATATGTAAGCTCTGCCTCTTCAGATTTATGTAAATCGAAGTGGGTTGTCTTATCGGGATTTGGATCATACATAGCTTGGTCGTTTATTACAACAAACCCCCATTGAGGACGATGCGGCTCTCGTACATAGTTGCAAATAGCATTAACCGTCGTAGGTTCCACTTTTAATAAGGAATTCACAAAATAATAAACAGGAGTTAATGAAGAAGGGTTTAGTAATGGACTGCTTTTCATAACAGTCAACTCCTTGGCGCTTACCTCTTCAATTAGAGTTCCTCCGATGGTAGTTAAACTGCCTATCTTATATAAGTCTTGAGGTAACGAAAACGACACAGTAGCTGGGTCGTATACCAGATTCGCTTGCGCTAAAAAGGGGGATATTTTCTCCTCTATAATCTCCACTGGGTCAGAGTGTTCTTTGTTTGCCACAGGTGTTCGAGCCAATACATTAAGATCATAAAAGTACTGCTGTAAGATTTCTTTCTGGGCTAAGGATGCAAAGATATTAAATTCTTGAGGTGTTATATAACCTCTTTGTTCTTTATTAGCTATTGCTAGCACTTTTTGGTATACGTCGTCTATATTAATTGCCATTGATATTATTTGTTATTATAAGGGAACCACTTGTTCAGGACGTCCTTTCTTTTCCCGCATCCACAATCTTTTCCAGTTTTGTTCGCTATGGAATTTACTACCTTCTTAATTCCAGTAGCTTTTGTTATTTTTTCTATAGAATCGCCGAGCCCCTTTGGTTTTTGAGTGTTATTATTAGTCATAGGGATATAATCACATATTAGAGGTAGATATTACTTCTGTAAATAAAGATAGCCACCGTTAGGCAGCTATCTCTAAATAAAATAAAATGATGCTTATTGCATCCTTTTGTCTACAGTTTTGTATACTTCCATTCCTTCGTCAGTTTTAAACCAAGCTGCTAAAGCTGAGTAAGGGTTTTCATCAAATGGGATAGTCATTAACTTTCTTGCTGTTGAAGCCCAAGTAAACGTTCTTTGGTCTCCTGATAAATTTATGAACCCATTTTCAACGGCTTTAATCCCGAAGTTTCTAAGTTGCACATTATCGTCAGAGGCTAATGCAATAAATCCCCTAGGGTTTTTCCTAGCATATAACATTAAGTCTCTACGTAATTCTTTAGAACTTAACTTAGATACTTTTGAGCCAATCTCTACACGGAGTATTCCTTCGGCATCGTTGATATCCATATCGCGTGCGATATTTAAAGCATCAATTTCCATCTCTAACCAATCAATGTGATTAGCAGCTTCTACTACTGGCTTCTTCTCAACGAACAACGTATCTCTTTGAGGATGGTAAAGTGATAATAACTTTTGTAAAGTTTGCTTGTTTCTAGGAACGTGCATAGACCCATTTCGGAAAATAATGTGTTCCAACCTAGCTTGAGAGCCATCTGGAAATTCATCAACAAAAGGAGTCTTTTGATTAGAAGTATATTTCAGTTCTCTTTCATAACCCTTCTCTTCGTCAAAGAAGTATATATTCGATGATTTGATAGCATAACTGAGGGGGTTCTGATTGTTTGTTAGGAAGTATGTTCTATCTTTTATTTCCCAAGTATTCTTTTTTGGCGTTGGTAAAGGTTTTTCTTTAACAACAACTTTTGGTTGTTCTACAACCGGTGGTGTTTCTACCACGACTTCTTTAAAGTCATTTTCTATTAAAGGTTCTACGACCTTTTGCGTTTTTTGTTTTTTTGACATAATATAATATAATAAAAATTAATAAAATAAAGCAGCCCTGTATTTCAAGGGCCGCTTTTGTGTAATCAGATGATTATCCTTTAACTAACATGAAGTTATTAGCTCCTTGCACTACTAAACATCTTTCAGATAAATAGTGAATCTCCATCGCATCTAAATCAGAAGTAATGTTTCCACCTACTGCTCCAGTTGTCCAAGTTTTCATTTTTCTATCATCAGTTTGTGATGCTCTGTATCTTACGTGTAAGAATGGTCTCTTCAAGTTTTTACCTAATTGTTGGTCATAAACTGTAGAAACTCCAGCAGGAACGATAGCTCCTCTTAATCCGCCCGCTGTGTCAATTTGAGAACCTCTAGTACCTCTGTCATTCAAATATTTCCAGTCAGACTTATAAAAATCATAAGAACCTCTTCTGAAGCCCATGAATCCTAAATTTAAAGCCATATCTTCTGAATTAGAGAACACTCCGTAAGAAGATCCTCCTGAACCATGAGAGTTCATAGAAGCTAACATATCGTCTATAGCTAGAGAAGTACCTCTATCTAAGAACATCATGTTCTCTTCAATTGCCCCATTTTTATCAAACTCAGCTAAGATAGCATCAAATTCATCTAAATCAGTAGCAGGGTTAACACCAGTAATACCAGTAGTTACATTTCCTCTATCTTCAATAGCGGCTAAAAGACCTTCTGTACCATCAGGTAATCCAGCATTACCACCATCGTTCTTAGTAGCTTCAATCATAGACATCTCTAAGTAGTCCGCGAAACGAACTCTAGTGTCTCCCTCAGCTTTAAGGTACCACATATATCCTCCAGTTCCGTCTTCTCCTGAAACTTCAATCCATCCAATAGCAGAAGTATCTGATCCATTAATATGGTACTTGTCCTTGATGATAATTGGTTTGTTAGTGAAAGTTTTGAAAGAAGGCTCGATAGAATCAACTCTACCATTTTGACCTTTCTTGTACTCAGAACCATAAACTAATACGTTAACCGTAGTAGCCGTAGATATTCCAGAAACAGCATTTAAAGTTGCTGCTGTATAAGGTAGAACTGAAATGTGCTCAGCTGCTACAACCGCTGAAGCTGGTGACATAAAGTTATCCTCTGTAGCTACAACGTAACATCTTACTGTTGCTCCTGCTGCAGTAACTAATACTGTATCTCCAACTCTAACAGAGTGCTTAACCTCTCCAGCACCGTCGATAGAATTCCCATCAGCATCAGTTGTTAAGTTAATTAAACCGTCAGTTGACCCGTGAGTAGCTCCCCCGTAACTTAAGTGTAATCTACCTTGTTCAGACCAGATCACTTGATCAGATTGCATTTGTTCCTCAGCCCCTACTTGTGATAAGAATCCTGAGATACTTCTATTACCGAAGACTTCAGCTTCTTTCTCCATAAGATCTGGTAAATATTGCTGTGCCCATCCTTTAGTAGTACTTGAAGTAAAATCAATGTAATTCGTTGATAGGGCGTTTTTTGTTGTTGCTGGTACCGAGTTTAAATTCGGTCCTGCTGTAATGTTTGCCATTTTTTAAAATGTTTTAGTTGTTATTTGTTTTTAATTTTAAACTTAAAATCAGAAGAAGACTCTCCAAGTACTTTAAACTTGATTCCACTAGAAACAGGGGCCTCGTGTGATTGCCTCGGTTCCATGTCAATGTTCTTTGCGTTTGTTACATTCGCTTTTATAGCGTCAGCTTTCCCTTGCTCATAAAAATGAGTAGCTATTGCATCTGCGTTGTTAGCGGCAAACATTGCCTTGTGGTATCCAGCCGCATCATTCATGGTATTATCTTCATTAAGGAACTTCTTAACGAATTTTGAAATATCCATTTGATTTGACATTACCTTCTGGGGATCTTTTACAGTAAAACGTAAGTTATTCTCTCCTGTTGAATATTCGAAACCTTCGAAATCCTTAGAAAATACCTCTGTTGTTTTGTTTGAAAAAACCTCCTGTTGGCGTTTTAACTTACCTGCCATCTCTTCCTTTTCCTTGTTGTGCCTATTAAAGAAATCAACCGCTTTACTTTGCTCTGGTGTCAGAGTTTTGTTAGAACCGATCTCTTCATAGTATTTAGACTTTAACCCGTCTAAGTAGGCTTTAGCGTCAGCAACTTGCTCTTTCAACGCTAGTTTTTTTCTTTGTATATCTCTACTTTCGTCTAAATCCTCATCATAAGAAAAATTGTCATCTATCAAAAATGATATTTCTTCTTTGTTTAAGTGAGGTTTTGCCTTACTATAATATTCAGTCAATAAAGCTGAATCCGGTAGGTCTGAGTAGTCTTTGTTTATTGCTACGTAATCTGACAAATCACCACCAGTCTCTTCCATGAATGTTACTAATTTCTCAATATTTTCAGGTAACTTAGGTGTTTCATTTACTTCCGCGGGAGCCTCTGGTAACGCAGCAGATACAGTACTAGTTAAATCTTCTAGTGGGGTTTCTTGTGCTTCAGCTTCCGGTTGTACTTCTTCTTGTTCTTGTGGGGGGTTGGCATTTTCAGACTCTGCAACCACTCCGCTGTCGTCAGTGTTATCTTCTTTAACTTCATCTTGCTCTAGTTCTACTGGTTTACTTAAATCTACTTTAACAACACTGTCGTCCCCGACAGATGCAAATTTACTTTCATCGACTTGTTCAGTCGTTTCTTGTGTAGTCTCTTCGACTACTTTTTCATTTTCTTCTTCCATAATATAATATAATAATAGTTAATAATTTATTTAGGGTCAAACATGCCTAAGTCAAAATCTCCGTCTATGACATCATTACCCGCGGACTCAAAGTTTTTTGGAGCACTACCGCTTTTCCTTTGGTCGATCAAAGCAGATTGTTGAGTCGCTTGAATTTTCGTTCTTTCGTCTTTCCTATCCTCTTTTTCTGTGTCTTTATTAGACACTACTTTCAACTCTAATTCTTTCAGCTGTTTGTTAAGAGCAAATTCGTGATCCATTAACTCTCTTTTGAGTTGTACTTCTAATCTCATTTCCGCAGCTTTTATTTCTGATTTTTGTTGAGCTAAGGTTACATCGAGGTTGGATTTGTGTTCCGCTTTTTGCATTTCTCCCTGGGCTGCCGCTGCTTGAGCCTGCTGATTGGCTTGAGATTGCTGTTGAATAGACTCGTTTTTCATCTGCTGGTCTTTTGCCATTTTCTTCTTCCTCCTCAATTTTAGAAGTCTGTTGGCTAATTTGATATTCGGGATCTCCCTTATATCTATAGCGTCCTCTATGTCTAACGTTTGTTGTGAAATCGCTGCTGCAATATTATTCTCCAGCATAGCTTTCTCCTCGTCGTCTGGAGATAATTTTAAGAATATTCCAAAGTCATACAAGTGTAAATCTTTAATCTCACCCAAGCTAGCTACATTGTGTAGTCCGATAGCTTGTACAAAGGCGTCTCTTGTAGGTGAATACTCTAAAATATCAGAAATCCTTAATGATAAAGCTTCACAAACTTCTGCCGCTAGGAATAACCCTGATTGTAAAACGTGACGCGTTGCTGTATTTGAATTAGCCGCCGCCATCTTCTGTATACCTACCAACGCATCTTTTGAAGGAGTAGAGCCGTCTCTAGCTTCATTCATGCCGGTTACATCTCTTATCATTTGTAAATAATAATTATATGTCCCGATTAAAGCTTGCATTTTATTCCCCCCACTTCCACTAGATATTTCCTGAATAGGGACTTTACCGGGGTTCATATCCCCCTCTGAGGTGAACGACCTACCAATAACAGACCCTGTTTGGAAGAACATATTTAAAGCCTCTTGAGGGTTATAGTTAGTTCCATTACCTAAATCAATTTCAGCTAACCCATCCGCGTCAAGATAAACACCATCTGGTACCATTCTAGACATCACTTGCTGAAGCTTCAAATGTGTTAATTGTATCATGTCGGCAAAGCCTGTTATTCTGCTAACGATAGAATCAATTTTTCCATTGTACATTCTTGGAGCTACAATTGAATAATTCATCTTCACTTTTGTGTAGTCACTTTTAGGGCGCATCATATTCTTTGCCATTTCCCATTTTAGCAGTTTGTCTGTTCCTAATATAATTGCTCCATCGTAAAGAACCTCAACCGCTTTAGAAGTCCTTCCATACTCCCCAGTTAGTTCGTTTGGCGGATTGAAGCTATCGTTCTTTTGTATTGCTTTATCCCCTCCCGTACCGGTCTTTTTTATTTTATAGACTTCATTCATGTATGTCTTATAGTTGAAGTATAGAACATCAACCTTATTCTTATCGCTGTCCCCTCTAGTGGTAGAGAAGGGGGTGTTTCTAAACGACTGCGCTCCTGACGTGTTCTGTATTTCTTTTAAGCTTTCTTCTGTCAAATGTGGGAATTGCTTTATAAGCTCGTTGACTGGTATTGACTTTACTTCCCCTACATAATAGATGTCATCAAAATAAGGAGAATCTGTATGAGAGTAAACTAAATCAGCTGGATCTACATAATCAATCACCACTCCTTCTGAAGTATTGAACCCAGTTTTAACTGCCGCAATACCAAGAACTCCTAAATCATAGTAATAACGTCTTCTAATAAGATCAAACTTATTTCCTTCTAATAATGTGTTTATAGCTTGCTCAGATGCAATCTCGATACCTTGCTTATAAGTTAGCTGCATATGAATATCTAACTCTTCCTGACTTCCTGGCAGAACATCCAATCCGCTCATCCTTAGATCCATCCCTAAATTTTCCCTAGCAAATGTATCAAACCTCTTAGCCTGCATGTCTGCTACAATCTGAGTCATATACTCAGTCCTTTTAGAAACTCCTGCGGGGTCCTGAGAAACCGCGCTCACATCATAGACTCTTTCACTCATACCATTGACTAGAATATCTACAAACTTAGATATAATAGGTACCGGCTTCCAATCCAGGTTCAAATAAGACAAGTCTCCATTAATAGCTAATTCATCTTTATATTTCTGAACAGATTGTTCCCCCCTAGCATATAGCCTTAATTGATGAAATGAATTGTTAAAAGATCGATACCTACCATCCTTCTTATCAAACCACTCCCTCTCAATTGCTTTTGCTACTTTTAACCCATAGTCGTAACTGATCTTTTCAACATCACTTACTACTTGGCTTGGAAAATAACTATTTATAACTGACTCAGCCATATTTATTTTTTAATTATTTGTGAATTACTACCTTTATTGTCGTATCTAGAGATACTTATATTTAATTGCTGCTTTTCCCTATCGGGGTTCGGTTTATACAAATGTCTATTACAAGCCATTATCGCTAACCCGCTACTTATTGCGGCATCAAACTTTGTTCTTTTGTTTATATCAAACTTAGCCCAATCGTTTAACGTTTCATTAAAATATACCGTTCCGTAATTGCCGTCTCCCAAGTGCCCTACATAACTATCTATATACATCTCTATAGCTGCAGCGTGAGCTTGTTTAATATCTTCTGAGGAGTTAGGAATTCCTCCAATTTCTTTTTCAGTGACCGATAGTTTATTCCAAACTTTATCTGGTCTATTCATTGAGTACCCTCGGTACCCTCTTCTCCTTAAGTAATACAGTAACCTTGGTTTATTATTTTCTGCTAGAATAGGCATTCCATAAAACACCAGCGCCATTAGTACATCTTCAAAAAACAACTCCGCTGTTTGAGGCCTAGCTACATACTCTAAGAAGAAATGACTCGGTGGGGCATTTTCCATGCTGAACTTAGTAAGCCCGTGTAAAGCTCCTTTAGATCCCTTCCCGTCCGTTGTCCCTGATATATCATAACTATCGCAACCAAAAGCACCTACGTGTTCATTCCCTGGGTACTTTATCCCGTTTCGAATATCCACTCGATTTTGCAATGCTATTGGAGGAACCCAGCTTACTTTAAATCTACCCTTAGGGTTCGGAGAGAATACTACCTTTGTGTCTTTTATCCCACTCTCCCATTGGAAACTACCTGTTACTACCGCAGAGTTATTTGACACTCCTTCGTTATAGTCAATTTGTTCGTAGAGTTTAACTAGGTTGAATAAGCTGTTTTGGGTTTCATCTCGAAAAGCGTGTTCTTCAGATCTTGGGAATTGTCTATAAAATTCATTAAGACCATCCATATCGTCTTTCAATCCTTCAGCTTCATTTTCCCAATGTTCTATAACCCCTGTCTCTATCAAATCCCCCAAAGGATCATAAGTAGGCTCTGTCGGTGTGTCAAAAACAGGGTGTCCATACTCATCAATAAATCCCTCGTAGTTCCATTCCATTGGGATAAAAAGAGCGTATAATCCCGATGACGTTTGTCCATTTCTATTTCGTCGAGTAACACTACTCTGAGTATATAGTTTTTTAAAATTGTCTCCCCCTTTGTCTAATGCATTTGAAGTACTCCCCATCATACATTTACCGGTTATCCTACTCCCTAATCTCAAACAGGTTTTCGTGACTCTCCAATTATTTAGGATGTTATTAGGAGCTTCCCACTTTCCACTCTCATCATGTGCTAATAAAGCTAACTTCTCTCCATCATAACTATTATCCCCTGTATTTTTCCAGTCTATAGTAGTATCCAGCCCTTCCATTATTTCGACAGGAGCGGTAGACTTCATTTTCTTCTTAGTCATCTTGCTAGCCGGGACTCTATATGCTAATTCTGTTTTAGGACGATCCATACCGTCTTGGATAGGTTTAAAAAAGAATGGGTAGTTAGTACTTATCGGTACAACTTTATCTGTAAACATCTTTTTAGCATCCTGTCCAGTCTTAGATAATATTCCATATCTACTATCACTTGATATAGTTGCCTGGTTTACTATTTCGTTTGAGGCCATGAAAGAAAATCCAGAACGTCTATTTTTAAGGTAGCACATTCCATAACATCTTTTATCTGCTTTGCAAGCTTCCCAGAATATATAAAATAATCTGTTAGATTCCCTAAAATCCGCTTGTCCCACATCAATCTTTGCCCACTGAAGATACATATACTGTGTACCTGTCATATAGGTGGGGACCCCTTTGTTCATGAACCAAAATCCCTCATCTCTTCGTTGGAACTCTATATCTATATAATCAACCCAAGCCTCTTTAAACGACTCGGGTTGGTTTGCCCAGTCAAATATACTCTTTATACTTTTTAACTCCTTAGGATACTCCGAGCGCTCCCATTTTTGAGACCTAGGATTATCTCCTCTACTGTGAATTTCTTTGGGTTGTTTGGGGAGGGCTATTTGAAAGCCTTGGATTTCGTAGATATCTCCAATCTGCCCTGTCTTAGATATAACAACAATATCATGCTCTTTGTCATAACCGTACTTCCACGCTTTAGCTTTGTTCAGTCGACTTATCGTGGTTCTTTTAAGGGGCTCTACGATCTTCTGTAGTGTCTGCTTATATCCCATTATTTTGATCTCTTCTCTGCGAATCCTTTAAAAGTCGTAGACCTTTCCTCCTTTTGTTTACCTTCTAAGGCATTTTCCTCGTCCTGGATTCTATTTAAGATTTCAAAAGCATCGAATATTGCTAGCTTTTTTGTTGCTGCGGCATTCTTTAGTCGATCTGCCGATATATCATCGTCTGAATCAACGATTGCCTCCTTGGCTACTTTAATCAGTTCTTCAACTGCTTTGTGCCCAGCTTGGATTATATTCTTCTTCGTTTCCTTGGCGTCCATATTTGATTGTAATAAAATTAGATAAAATTCGAAACAGTCTCTCGCCATCAACGATAAACTCATATTCACTACTTGGTCTAAAGCCAACTAGCTTGTTAACCTCAACGGTGCCGTCAGAATATTTGACGATGCCTTGCAAAGGTTTTTCAGATTCAGTGTTAAACTGATCTGTAGCTTTTAAGGGGATTACAAAGCAATATCCTTTTGGAGCTACCCACTTGTCTTTTCGTTTATATAGAAAGATTTGATCGTGGTTTATAAGATAAGTATCTTCATCAAAATAAGCTTTACTATTCCTCTCAATACCATTTATGTCGTTCCATCTTCTAAAAACGTTATGGTGCACTATAACTGTATCTCCTGGTTTTATATCTGTATCACCAATTATAGGTGTTGATATTACAATAGCTTCTCTGTTAACGTACTGGTGTTGAAATATATCTGTGTTAAGGATTAACTCCCCGCCATCAAACTTTTTAGTATTGTTATATCTTTCCCCTTTTGGCTTTACAACAAAGTTGTAAACGCTCTTCATTAGTATTGTAGATTATATTCTACAGATACAGCCATGTTTTTATTGAAGTCTTTCCAAGGCAATACATCCTCCCCCTTTTTAATATACACGGAAAACTTATCATCCTCCTCTACAATATCGCAGATAGTATGACCGCCATACACTTCTTGGCCAACAGTGTAGTGCATTGCGTCGTTTTTGTAATCCTTGCCTATGGTAATCTTTCTAATTAACTTCACTGTCTGAGTAATTTATAGAGCCATCTTGTATATTCACGTCGTAAGTTCCGTAGTCTTTCTGAAATTCCTCCTGTAATGCTGATAAGTCAGAGTCCATTGATTGTACCGCTGTAATTAATTTATGTTTAGTTAACTCAATCATACCGATCTCTGAGTGTGCCCTATTAAGAGTCCCTACCAGCCCCTGCATCTTTTGTAGTTGTTCTTCAGAAATTTTTTCCGGTTTTGTGAAGTCAATAACTTCAGTATCTTTTTTCTTTTTTGTTTTTGCTTTCGCCATTTTTATTTAATTTAAGTTAATTTATATTCCTGCCATGAAAGTATCCATATTCCCTCTTTCAGCGGCTATTAAAGCTCTATTGTATACTACAAAGTTCTTAATTATCCCATTGAAATTCGATCCGATTCTATCGATAAGCATATTATTTGTGTGCACGTTTTTAGTAGCATCTTGTTTGACACCGTTTATATAAACATCACACCCGGTGCTAGTGTCTCTGATGACGCTTAAGGTGTAATACGTGTCAAGAGAAATAGTGCTTGTAGTCCAAGAAGTTGCTGCTGAGTGATTAACTTTAGCTTTTATCGACGTCGCATTCTGTACCCTAAAAAAGTTCACAGAACTATCCTTGTCTAATGCAAATATATCGGTTGACCCACTACTTATTGAGCTAAACTTTATCTTCATGAATATGCTAAAATTACCGAGGGTTAATTGTGGTACGTCTAAAATGCTATTACCCAATCCTGGATCCGAGTATATCCCCCCACTCCCAGCATCAAATTCAAATCGCTGGGAACTCGCTGTAGCGTCATTTTCATTTCCCGAAGCGTCCGCCCAACCATATACCAAATCACCGTCTGACGCCGTGGCGCTAGAGGCTGTGGTTATACCAGTGTCATTCTTT